TAAACTAACTACTCTCTCAGTGTCATTAGTATAACACCGCTCTCAGATACTGTCAACCGATGATCTTAACATAGTTGAGCTGTGTTGTTTTATCGCCACGAACGGCTTTGATCTTGCCCTTGATCTTCAGCTCCCCAACTAGCTCCTTCGAGAACCAGAAGTCCACGAAAGCCTCGCCCATACGACCCTGGACACGCCATTTGGAGTAGTTCTGGTTGAACCAGCAGTTGATCACGGTGAAGTCACCCACGATAGTTTGGCCCACAGAACCTACCAGTTGCTCGCTCTGATAGATCTCCCGCTTGATCTCTTGACGCTGTAGATCACGACGAGCCACAGAGGGCAAGCATGATATCACAGCAAAGTCGTAGAGATCACGGCCTGTGAACTCTTGCTTTTGGGCCAGCTTGAGTGCCTGGCGCTCAAAGTCATTGAGCTTGCCCGCTAGCTCTCGCATGATGAAGGTGTTGAAATATTGACGAACCCGGCGGCCTTCTTCTGTGTCCTGCTCTGTGACAGGAAAGGTCCCTTCACGCAACCAACGCTTGACCATGAGCTTGTTGGCCTCTTTGGTCTTCACCATTGAGCCATTCTGCTCTTCCCATTGGTCCTCTTTGAGGTAGCTGCCGTTGATACGGTCTGCGGCTACCGCTAGGGCCCAAACTTGGTCTGCTGTGAATTGCATGGGTTCGCTCCTCTTTGCTATTTAACTGTGTCTATTGTATGGCAGTTTGGGCTGTCTGTCAACCAATATTTCTGTTGCTTTTTTGCAACATTTGAGGAGTGCCGGTCAAGAGAAAAGGTGTGGCATTTTTGCCACACCCCAAAGTACCGCCCCGGGAGCGAATCGGCTTGGTCTTTGAAAAACTCTTTAGATAGTCTCTAAAGTCAAGCCCATTGCCTTGGCCTTGTAGCCCAGTGCAACGATTTCACGGCTTGGCTTGCCCAACTCGTACTCTGTAACAGTAACACCGTTGTTAGCTGTACGAGTCTTGCTGTAAACAGCATAACCATTCTGGCGGATGCGGCTGGCTTCAGCAGCGAGGTTCTTCACGCCAAAACGCTTCTCTGCTTGGCTAGCAGTCAACTTGTCACCGTTCATCAGTGCGTTGAAGACTTTGAAAGTCTTGGTCTCTTTTGAAATCATCTTCATTTCTTTGTTTCCTTTAAGTTAATATAGCTGATTACTTTTTCTTCAGCGTTCACATATATTACAGGATCCCATTCTGAAATGCAATCCCGCATTTCACCAATTTAATCCTTCTTTATCCGGGCCGTAGGATTCAATGCTACACCCAAAATCAAAGTGGCAAACCAGGTAGCGATCGTGTAGGGTATAGCCAGCACAGGGAACAGAGTATTCAAACTCCATATGACCAGCAAAGGTCCAGCGGCCAGCAGTGCTGTGATCAACACAGCGTACACGATCAGTTTAATAAGATCACCCATTTTGTTCCTCCAGTTCGTCTATCTCTTGTTGACGTTTGAGATCAGCGATCTCAGCATCGATGGCCTTTTCTTTCTTCTTCCCGGCCAGGGCAGTGCCTCGTTTATAGATCACCCAATAGTGATCACCACAGTAGCTCTTGCCCGCGAGCACAGGAGCACCACAGTAGTGGAGCGAACCCCGTCGGGGGTCCTGCTCCGGGCCAACGTATTGGCAGTCACGTATCAGAATGTCTACCATTAGTAGGCACCCTTCATAACAGTGACCTTGGCCATGTTCTGCCAGTTAGTTGGGAAGCTCTTGCGCAGATCTGCTACTTTGAGTACAGTGCGCAGGCTCAGCTCACGCATATTTGCACGATTGTCTTTGATGAAGTCCACGACTTCTTCCTTAGCGACCTGCTCCAACTCGTAGCTATCCAACATACCGTCCTTGACGATCTGCTCGATACGCAAGACCTTCTCGCGATCTGTGTCCATACGCAGATCGATATAGTGACAGCGTGACTCTAGAGCCGCCAAGTGCTCTTGCAGTTTCTTAGAGCGCACATTCTCAAACTTCAGGTTAGTGATAAAGATAGCACCACCCTTGAACTCAAACTTGTCAGGGATACCCTCGATACGTAGGATACGGCTGTCAGTGTTCCACGAGATAGTACGCTTCTTGGACGAATCCAGCGCGGCCTTAAGGATGTTCAAACTAATGTCGTCCAAAAGGATTGAGTCACAGTCATCGAACACAAGGATGTTCTTAGCATCTGAGAACTTGTAGAGCTTTGAGTACAGACCAATGGCACTCATAGCACCTTTAACGATCTCGTACTTGGGCTTGCGTTGACCCATAACGTCAAACAGATCGTCTTTGCTTAGTACTTCTTCAACACCAAAGCTCTTGCCCACACCTGGAGGGCCAGTGACGATCATAGCACGGACATCGCCTTGCTTGACTGCTTTGGTCATATCCTTGAGGATATCAAAGCGCAGACGGGTACGCTCGATGATCTCTTCGTCACTTTCGTGTGCTACAGCCTCGTCAGAGACCTTAATCTGGGTAAAGTCGGTGACTTCGGCACCCTTAGCGGTCTTCTTCAGTGCTTGAAGCATAGTTACTCCTTGTGGGATGGGTTTAGCAGAGCCTGCAACATTGTAGTCACCCTGACGGCACTTGATGCGGATTGAGCGATCTGGGAAGCCCGGCTGTCCGCCACCTTCTACAGTGACATAGCCTTCGCCGGTCTTGGCTACTTTGTAGTCCTCAACAAGCTTGAAAGTGAGTCCACTGACATTAGTGGGCTGACCCTTGATATTGTACCAACCTTCAGTAAAAGTGATATACATTGCGTTCGCTCCTATTTGTTTAACACAGCCTCTAGTATATTACCATTAGGGGCTGTTGTCAACCCCTAACAGTAATAACCCTTCAAGTTGTAGGGTTATCCCTCTTCTGCCAGCAGGTTCTCTATGGTGTTTTGGGCCAGTGCTTCAGTCAAGGGCACCAAACCGCCTTTGATCAATCCCGAAACATCATACACGGCACCCACGTACCACACACCGTCACGCATGACATAGTAGTACTCAGCACCACAGCCCGAGACCTGATCTAGGAACTCATCGAATGTGTGTGCCACTTGCCAAGGTGTGCTGTTAACAAACTTTTCCACATCCTCGCCCTGAGCTTCACGATCTTCGTAGAAGTTCATTTCTTCCAGGGTCTCTTTGATGCCCGAATTGTCCCCACGTGCGACCAGAGCGTTGGCTTTGCTGCTGTCGTAGTGTTTGTCAAGGATCTCGCCTGTGTAGCTGAGATAGCCATCGTAGTGGCAGTAGACGCTCTTGCAGACGGTGCCGTGCATGACACCCACTAGTGATCGTGTACCCATTTCGCGCTCCTTGTTGTTAACTTAGCCTACAGTATATGCTCTTTTGAGTGTGCTGTCAACCTACATCGACCAGTACAGTTCCGATGAAGGATCACAGCTTCTAGGAGTGTTCACAGAGATCTCTACCTCTTTGCCCGACATAAGATTGCGCACGATCTTCCTCTGCTCGATGAACATGTGATAGTACTGTGAATCCGCTGCGGCCATCCAGAACAGGGGATCATCTTCATGAGCATTGCTGCCCGGCACGTAGGGGAAGGCCCTGACATACTTCTTATGGGCCCGGGTGATAGCTGCCTGCGCAGCCGGGTGGGTCTTGTAGCTTTTGACCACAGCAGATGATCTCTTATCGTATACGTACCACATCATACACCTCTCTTGTCAGTGTTGTACACAGGGTTCAATTCACGGATCAATTCACGTTCACGAGCATGTGCTGCCTGCTTGCCCCTGACGATCTCCATGACTCTTACTTCGATATCATCCTTGCTGGCATAGCCACGAAGCAGATCGCACAGTGCCCAGGCTTTGGTTTCACGTTGGGCGCGATAGAAGTGCTTGGCTATGCGAGCACGAACTGACTTCAATACAGTAGTTTCAGTCTTGGCTGTGACACCCACGTAGATGCCCTGGGGTCCTACGATCTGGTAGATGATATGATTACGATCTGATCTTTTTGCTCTCACTGTTCGCTCCTTCACTATGCATATAGTATAGCACCCCAGAGCAGACCTGTCAACCAAAATGATCGCAGCCAAAATGTTGCCAAAATGCCACAGATTGGCCCCTGCAGCGGCACTCTCCTTTGCAGCCAGTCAGTCAGTGCTTACTAACCATTCGCGACCAGCTGTCTCAGGGGCTGCTGCTGTGTGCTGCTGTGATCGTCCTGGAGTTGCTGCTGTACTGTAAATTTACTTTGGTATTCGCTGCTGTAGCTGCTGCTGTAGGTGGTGCCCGGAGCCGGAATCGAACCGGCACGCTCGTTATAAGCGAGAGATTTTAAGTCTCTTGTGTCTACCTATTTCACCATCCGGGCTGCTGCTGTGCTGCGTTAACTGGCCACGCCTAAGGGATTCGAACCCCTGACCCACAGCTTAGAAGGCTGTTGCTCTATCCAACTGAGCTAAGGCGTGATTGGTGGGCCCCCGGAGAGTCGAACTCCGCACCAACGGATTATGAGTCCGCTGCTCTAACCAACATGAGCTAGAGGCCCCTGAACTGTTTATTTCTGCTGCTGCTGTTTTTCTATACCTTTGATCAAGAATTCCTGCAGATCATCCACGGGATCCCTAGTTTCAAACACGTGATCAGCTAGTGTTGCTGCACGATCCATGTCCCACTTTGAAGGATAATGACGCAGCACAGACCGAGCGCGATCCCGTACAGCTCTAGGAACCCTTGGCGTAGAGCTGGAATCACAGAGATCCCGCAGCAGCCGTTCCGCAGCTAGTACAGCACGATAGCGTTCATCTGGTAGTGTCATAGTCCATCGATCCTTGCTTAGTAGTCTTTTCTTAAGCATATGTATATTATAAGGCAGATCTCTGCGACTGTCAACTCTGAGAGATCAAATTGGGTTATTTTTGTTTATTACGCAGCGGGGCCTTGGCCATATAGTGATCTAGTTGCAGTATCTGAGCACTGGTCAAACCTTCTGCGCAGAGAACCAGATATCGCTGAGCCACTCTGTAGCTGCCAGTGATCACACAGATGCTGCCTTGATGATCTGTGACTGTATAGTAACACACAGAGTCCCGCCAGTGTGTGTGCAATGTGGCCCACAGTTTAGTCACGATTTCGCTCCCGTATACAGTATATATAAGAATCCCCCGCAGCGGGGCCACCGTATACTCTGGGTTTTTACGGTCTGAGACGCTGATTCCTACCTTGAGAAACCTGGATTATGATGTGAAAACGTGGTGTGTCACTGTGAATCTTATAGTAGATTAGAATCCCTGTCCGGTGGTATGAGAGGCTATGCTCAAATGGTCACACAATTCCACACTTTATCACACTTTTCTGCACTTTTTACTACCATTTCGTCTCTCTCGGCCAGCG